AAGCAAATTTAATAATAATGCTTTTTCGTCCATTTTACTATCCTTATTTATGTGCCACCTTCCTCTAATGTAGCTACTCTTGCCGCTAATTCTTGTACTGCTTTGACAAGCAAAGGCACTAACTTTGATTGATCTATCCCTTGTGGTTTTATGCTACCGTCATCATTTACTGCATCTTTTTCGCCTAATATAGCCTCAGGCACAATACCTGATACCTCATGTGCCAAGAAACCGTCTACTACTCGTGAAGGACCATCAGCTATAAAGTTAAATCTACAAGGTTTCAGTTGATTAAGTCTTGTAGTTGCATCAAAACTATAATTTACATTTTCTTTTAGCCTATAGTCAGAGGATGTTGAAAAAGCTGTTGAAGAAGCTCCATCTTGTGAAATGCTACCTATAGCATTACTGTCACTGTCGTTAAATCTAATAAATGTTGACCCTGTAGCGTCTCTGGTAGTTTCACAAACTATTCCATTGTTGGATGTTCCGTTAAATTTAACCCCAATAATACCTAGAGATAAAACTGAGCTATCACCTACAGTCAATTGATTGTTCACAAACAATCTTTCACTAGAATCAATAGTTAGAGCTGTAGCATCAGCACTAGAACTAATACCTGATACTCCACCGCTTACTGTACCAAAAGACAAGGCTCCACTACCGTCTGTTTGTAAAACTTGGTTAGCACTACCATCAGAAGTTGGGAAAGTATAAGCATCGTTAAATTTAACCACTTGACTGGAATTTATTCCTATGGCTATGTTTGAACCTACTGTGCTACCATTACCTATTAATAAATCATCTGCTGAATCATCTAATGCTATGTAAAAGTCCTGTGCATTACCATCAAAAACTATCGAGGTATCTACTGCGGCACCGTCACCTATGACAACTGAATCATCATCTAAAGTTAAAATATTATTTGTTCCTACGCTTGAACCTACTCCTAAAACTAATTTATCAGCAGAATCATCTAGACCTAGATAGAAATCTTTAGCGTTACCGTCAAAGACTAAACTTGTATCTTCTGCTCCTGCGTCTCCTATGGTTAAACTAGGTGTTGTACCGTTTATAACTACAGGACTTGCTATTGAAATACTAGAACCATCTGCACTTATACTGTCTAGTGCTATGTCTCCAACATTAGTGATATTACTATCACCTGCTGAAAGACCACTAGAAAATACAGCAGTCTGAGGGAAAGTAACTGCACCACCGTCTGCTATAGTCATGGCGTTATCACCATCTGTAAACCCTATATTGGCAGTTTGTACTTCACCACTAACTAAACAGTTGCCTGAAATATCAACAGCACCGTTTATATCTATTGTTGTAGCGTTAAGTTCTAGTTCTGTATCAGATACTAAATCTAATACTCCGTCTGCTGATTGATGTATATATGTTCCTGAATCACCAAACTGTAGCTGTCTGCTTGAGTTTAAAAGTAACCCTGTATCCGCTACGTGTGTTAAATTAACATCAGCATCTGCTCCAAAATTTATAACTGCTGCGTCTGATTGTAGTGATAAATCATCATCTATAAAAAGGTCTGGTACTGATAAGTCTTGAAAAGCATCTACCATTGCCCCACCTGAACCAGCACCGTCTGAATAAATTGCTTTTACTTGACCATTAGCTATAGTTACTGTAGCTCCTGAACCTTGTTTGATTATAATGTTTTGAGATCCAGATGTAGCGTTTTCTATAAACCATAGTTTTGATATTGTGTTTGGACCTATGGTTATAGTACAAGCACTGTCTAACGTGCCTGTATATTTTAAATATAGTGATCGTGCTTCGTCTGTGCTTCCGTCTGCTATCGTTGAAGCGTGTGTATCTGCATTAGTTGTAATCGCTTCTGTACCGAAACTAAATGCCTCTGCTATAAGCTCTAGGTTTGTATTAGTTGATGCTCCCCAAGTTCCTGACTCGTCGCCTGTAGCTATTTCTTTTAATCTTAAATCGTTAGTGTATGCTGCCATGTTATGTTACTACTTCCTCCCATGTTGTTGTTTCGGAGTCATCTACAGATGACCAATTAGGTGTTTGAGAATCATCAACCTCACTCCAAACTAGCACTGAAGGGGTATTAGTTGTTGCAGAAACACCTACTAAAACAACATTCGCACTACCAATTATACCTAAAGTTCCTAGAGAAGAAACCCCTGAAAAACCTGATACAGAAATAATGTTGTTAGAAACTACAGAAACATTACCTAACGCAGACGTAGAAGATTGTCCACTAGGAACTACTTTTGATTCTGCGTCTACAGTTACTGAACCAAGTGAGCTTGTGCTTGATAGTCCTGATACTGATACAGCTGTTCCTAAACTAAGGGAAACTGTTCCTAGTGCTGAAGTTGCTGCTTGACCTGATACTGATACAGTTGTACCTAGACTGATAGTTACTGTACCTAGAGCAGAAGTTGCTGCTAAGCCACTAACCTCTACTGGTAAGGGATTACCCCAACCACCTTGACCCCAAGTGCCTCTACCCCAACCTGCCACGCTTGACATGGTAGGACTCCCTAGGCTATCCTAATTATCGCTGCACTTGAAGAAGCTGTAGGAAACTGTATGGTAAAGTCCCCAGCTGATGAAGTTTTATCTCCTCCGAAATCTATAACTGCTACAGATTTATTAGAATCAGAACTGTTATAGATCATACATCCTCTTGCTGTAACACTAGCTGTGCCAAAGGTTAAGTCAGCGAAGTCTGTAAATGCTGTAGTACCAGAACTGGTAGGATCTATCCTTGTTAAGTTAGCTCCTCTAGATTGACCTGTGGTCGTAAATGCTGTAGTGGTTGCTCCTAATGTAGCAGAAGAAGTATATAAAGCTAATTTAAAAGTGTCGCCACCTGATAATTTAAAATTATGAACTGCCTCTAGTAATTCTTTTTTGAAGCTCGTGGTAAGTGCTGATGATATAGCCATTCTATTTTAACTCCGTTAATATCTTAGCGAGATCTTCATGACCTTGTTGTAACAATATATTCTTCATTGTACAACGATCGCTATTTATTGCCTGTTTAATATAATAAAGTATGTTGTTGTAAATAGCTAGTCTAAAAGCCTCAGCTTGTTGCCTAATGTGTGGCTCAGCGTTTTGACTTATACCTACGATCCTTTCAGTTAATCTTTCAGCCCAGTACTCTGGTGTGTGTCCTCTATTAGTTTCTGCTTGGACAGAAACAACTCCTAAGTCTGTACTTCCCTTATCTCCTAACATCAATACCTTTTAGCCTCAGGAGGACTATCCATAACTGTTCTAATTTCACTGATATTTTTTAGTTGTTCTTCTCTAACCATGTTGTTATATTTAGAAAGTTTTACTTGATGATACTGACCTTCTGAATCTAGTATCATAATATCTGGATCTGCTAATCTGTGATAACCATAAACTCTTTCATGCACTTCTAAGTTAGTATCAAGTAATCCAGACCTTGCAGCAACATGTACAAACATACCACCTTCTACGCATTTAGCTAACCAATATTCACAACATGCACGACCAGCTTCAGCAAAGTGCAGATTACCTTTATAAGAAAAATCTATACCGAATAAATTTATAGAACCAACTTTGTTGTATAAAGCGAAAGCAAAAGCATAGGCAACTGTGTTGTTTAGGTAAGCACACTTACTTGCTCTGACTACTTCTTCAAGTGGATATAAAACTGATGTGGGAACCCTTTCATCTAACTCACATGTATATATAGGAACTGCTGCTTCAGGCAACCATCTTCTCATAATTCCTGTTTGTGTACCAGCGTCTTCTGTATCTAAAAACCTAGAAGCTGGATCAAGCATAAACACTCTATCACAATTTATAATTGCTCCCATGCAATTTATAGCCCACACTTCATCATATGTTTTTGAGTGAACTAAACTTAAATGAAAATCTAACTGACTTTCACCCATAGCAACAATCGCTATATTCTTACCTTCAAGTTCTGGTATTCTCATGCCTGAGGTTCTCTTCTTACTTCTCCGTATCTGTATTGGTCTCTCGTGCTTTTACCTTCCCCTAAGTTTTTCAGTTCAAGTAGTGCTGATTGAAACTTCTGTTCATAAACAGGAAGTGCTTCATAGTTTTTTAAAAATATCGTTCCTTCTATTAAAGAACCATACAACAAAGCGTTAGGTGCGTTTTTAGAAAGATATGTTTCACCAGAGTCAGAACCTGAAGTTAGTGAAGCAGGTCTGTGAAAATAATGAAGCTCAAAGTTAAAGTTAGAACTTGGTGTTGGAGCTAGTATAAAAGTATTATCATCAAACTCTGCGTAGTATAAAGGTGTTCCTGTTGTTGCTTCTGCTGGGTTATAGTCTCTTATAAAGGAAACATGTTTTTGTAATAAATAGTTATAGTTATTAGAACTATCTATCAAAGCCAAGCTAAATGAAGAAAGATAGTCATTAGGTGTAGATAGGTAAGTGTTTGAAGCTGTACCAGATCCTAAAACATTTTTTCTAAACACATCAAGTTGAACTGATTTTAATATTTTTTCTTCAGCTGATTTTATGAAGTTGTCTATGTTGTTTACAAAAGTAGTTTCACTAGATTCTAAATAATCCTGTACAGCTTGTTTTAAACTTGACTTTGTCCAACTCATGTTGATATACTAACCTCTCCAAGACTTGTAGTTAATTGTGTTGTTAAAAAAGTTGATCCTATAGGATCATTAGCGTTAGCGTCTGTTATAGGAGAACTTACTCCATTAGCGTCGACAGGGTTTCCAGTTTTAACTATACCAAACCCAGCTGTAGGTGCAGGGACGCTCGGTCTGGGCTCTCTGAGAGCTTCTGGGTCGGTAATATGTTTAGGTGGGTCGAGCTGTGGGTGTTTAGGTTCAAAACAGCTTGGACATGTTTTTAAACCGTTCCACTCTTTCCTAAGCTCTAAATACTTATACTCAAACCCACAACGGTCGCATATTGCTCTTGCGTATTTACCTACTGCGTATGCCATTATAAATCCTCTATGTTATATTCTAAGCCGTCTCCGTGATAATCTAAAGTTAATTCTTCACCTTTTTTTATATTACGACCTGTGAAAACATTGAAAGCTCTGTAGTCATCCCAATCAAGTTGTTCTTCAAGATAACAATTATTATTATCTGAGTGGTTTAAAAAGCCACCTATTGAAGTCCTTACATACCCTTGTATAATAGGAACTTTTAAATGAGATAGCCCTAAATCTGTTCCTTCTTCTATATTTTCCTTAGCAAAAAGACCAAGCCCTTCTATTTCACTTTTCTTAACTTCTATAAAATCAGGTAAAGGTTTGTAGTAAAATTTGTTGTAAACAGGGTACATATTATTTTTTCTTTTTTCTGGCTGCTCGTATGGCTTCCTTACC